TAAAGGATTACTTCATCTCTAACTATCTTAGATATTGTATCTAAATAATATTTACCCTCTAACATTTTTTGATTCTTACTAAAACCCTGCTCATTTTCAGGAAAATAAAAATCTAAAACCCAATAATTTTGGTTTGGATTCTTTAAAGTTACAACTAAAATAGGATCTTCTTTTTGTTTATCAATAACCCACATTTTTTGACCTTGCCCAGCATTGTGGATCTGATAGGGGTAAGCTAAATCAGGATTGAGAAACTCATAGAGACCTTTATTAGCTTTATTGTAATATTCTTTGAGTCCATATTTTGATAAAGCTTTTACATCTTCAATAAAAGATAATTCAATCCATTTACTCATTAGACTTTTTGTAGTTTAGGAAGTTGCAGTTTTGGTAGTTCAAGTGGAACTTCTTTAGGGAAGTCAGGAATACGTTGTGTGAGTACTTCATCTACTCTTTCTAACATTTTATCCCAACTAAACTCAGTTTTACTTCTGTAACCCTGACGTTTTCCTTTATCAGTGTATTTTTTATAGTTCTCAAATACGTCTTTTAGATAAAGTCCTACTTGGGAAGTATCAACACTAAACCATTGTGATTCAGCTATAATCCAATCATTTACTGAAGAAGGATGTACTGGGGTTAGATTACCACCTAATAGAATAGAGTGTTCAGGATGGAGGAACTCAGTATGAGCAGACCAGTTAGTGGCAATAATAGGTTTCTTACTCAAACTAAACTCTAAAAGTGGGCGACCAAATCCTTCTCCCTTAGTAAGACTTACCATTGCTTTTACTTTCGGATGATTGTAAAGCTCATTCATTTCAGAATCACTAAACTCACCATGTAACAAATAAATATTTGGTAAGTTTTGAGATGGAACTGATTGTTTTATCTGGTTGATTTTATTTAGGATCATATCTCTATCAAGATAAGAACTTCCTGCTCCACTTGCCTTTAGAATAAGTGCTGGTTTTTTAGTTTTGTTTTTGAAGATTTCATAAAATGCTTTTATCAATAGACCAACATTTTTTCTATCTTCACCTAAATCACCTTGCATCCAATGACCAACAAACAAATAAGCAAAATCTTCTTTAATGTCCTTTAGATCAATAGATTTGATTTGATGGGATTCAATAACTTTGTAAATATCAGTATTGACACCTTCAAAAATAACTTCAATAGGAGTATTTAGTTTCAAGTAACCCTGAAGTTGACCTTGTTGATTTTTTATCTCATAGTTCATTGACTCAAATGTCTTTTTAGCAAACTCTGAAGATGTGATTACAAGGTTCATTCTGTTACATCCTTCAACCCATTCACCCTTTACAGCTGAGGTTTCAATGCCTGCTGTAATACCAATATTGTATTTACCAATAGCTTGGAACTCATTTGGGATAGTGATTTGGGCCCAAATCTCAGGTTGTTTAGGTAGTTGGGGGTTAGTAAGAATATGTTCAGTTAGAAATCCCCATTCTTCTTTATGGTCTTCAATAAAACCAAATGGTGTTGCTCCCCAACGTTGTGGTAAGACCTTTACATCATACTTATCAGTTTTGATAATAGCTTTTACAATATCACGAGCTCGAGCTCCGTACCCACTGTAAGTATCAATAGGACAACTGATTACAAATAACGGTTTATTCATTTAGTAAATAAGTTTATGTGTGATTTTTGATTTTTGATATTCATTGGCATTTACAAGCTCATATTTTTCTCTTGGTTTCCAAGTTGAGAATAACTTATCAGTGTATTCAATAAATCTTGAACCTTGATGCTGGGCTGTAAATCCTGCTTCTTCACTCAGTGCCCATTCATATCCAGCCATACCTCTTTCTTCTCTTTCTTCTTTAGACAAGTTGTAAACTTCTAAGATACGTTCAGCTGCATCTTCCCAACTGCAACGATCATCAAAAATGTAAGGTGTTGGAACAGAACCTACTATTGAGATGTTACTTGGGTAGACTGGGAAGGCCCATTTACCATGTTTACGAATAGTACCTCTATGGTTTGAAGGAAAATCGGCATCAAAATCAATCCAAGTACCATCTTCAAACTCAAAACGCATTTGGTCTTGCATTCCACCTGTTACGTTAGCGATAATAGGAGTACCTGTTAGCAATGCTTCTGTAAGTGATAGACCCCAACCTTCATTTGATGTCAATAAGATTTGGGCATCAGCCATATTGTAAAGGTAGTTCAGTTGTGTTGGATCTAATCTACCTTGAGTGAAGATAAAGTTAGTATCTGTGCTACATAAAGTTTCAATAACAGCTGGAAGATCAGTTCCATTTTCATCTACTGGTTGGGTGTGGAGTAGGAATGCTGTTTTTGCTGCTTGTTCCTTAGTAAGTTTCTTGGTGAACTGTTCAAACGCCAAGATTGTATCTGGGATTTGTTTACGGCGAATATTTCGAGAGTTGAAGAATAAGATAAATTCATAATCTTTTCCTCCCAATGCCTGCTTTTTGAACGCTTGAAACTCCTTATTTGTTTCTTTATTTGGGATAGGATAAAAAATATTTTTATCTAAACCATGGGGTAAATATTCAATTAATTTATTTTTGGTTTTATCACCTAAAACAAGTTTATTAATATTTACTGTTTGTTTTGAAATACCTAACAACGCATCACATGACTCATAAAATGCCTTATTATAATATGGAGCTGGATAATCATCCCAAATGTTCAAATAAATGATTGGAATTTTCTTTCTGATTTCATTCTCAATCTGGAATAACCAAGTGAAATAACGAGGATCAGTAATCATCATTATCGCGTCTGGTTTTTCGATTTGCATAATTTGTCTAATGAGATTTGCATCTCCATACCCATTATTTGGATAAACCATAACACTTGCATCATCAATACCAGCTGTTTTATTAGTATCATGACTTAGATCAAGTCGTTTACCAGCTTCAGGATGGTTTATGGCTGCTCCAATGTTTACCCAGTTGTAATGATGGGCTGTATGGACTACAATTTCTCTACCTACATTTCCAACTCCAGATGGGAGACGAATATCATCAGTAAGTAATAGGATTTTTTTTCTTTGTTCTTTAGGAATGTAACCTTCTTTAGTCATAGTTTATTTGATTTCAATGTCGTGGTGATTGTGAATCATTTTACGAAAACTTTCATCGGTAAGATACAAATGAATTGCTCGGTCTGCAAGCTTTTGAAACGAGAACTTATGTCTTACACAAGAAACTTTGAACTCTTCAAATAGTTCGGGTTGGAGTTTGACGCTTGTTAGCACCATGTCTTTTTTACTCATAACATATTAGTTTATTTATTTACGGGTTATCGTATATAAATATGTATGAAGATACTCAAAGTAACCCCCTATCGCAGAGATCTTTATCCTTCTTGAATGGACAGTAGGTGCAGTTATGTTTAGATGGATTTTTTAATTGTGGACCCATATTGTGGGAGCCATCTTTATTGAACGCCATTTCAATAAACTCATTTAGAGCCTTTGTTGTTTTATTTAGTTTGATCTTACCAGATGCTGGGACATGGAGTTGTACTCTGTTATCTGGGAAGTCAGGGTTACCATGGAGTTTTCGTTTAACAATAAAATATTCAATCTCAATATTTTCAATAGGGAAGTTATATTGTTCACTAAAGAACTTTTTGTAAAGAATCAACTGCATGTTTTTTATTTCATCAGTTTTTTCTTTATCCCTCCAACCTCGAGTTGAGGTTTTGATATCAATAATCTTGATTTGATTTAGTGTTTCATTGTAAAGGACAACGTCCAGGTATCCTTTGTAAATAACATTTTTGTAAAGTGGGTTGGGGGTTAGAATGATTGGAACTTCAATACCTGCTAACCACCACCCACGTTTACTAAAATATTTACCTTTGTTTTTCTTGAACCAAGATAAAATACCTAAACCATCTTCATAAAACTCTCTTAGTTCTTCAGAGGATGAGAAGTGTTGTTTTTTATTTTTCTCATAATCTACTCTGTAAGTTTCTCTGAGTTTTTCCTCAAACTTGGCCTCGAGGTCAATCCTATCTGCTTCTGCTTTACTTTTATCATAAAACACAGTTAGATAATCTTGTAACACCTCATGGGTCGCAGTACCGAATGTCATATGAATAGACACTTCAGATTTGTAATGTCCATCTCGATACTGCAGAGACCATTTATGGGGGCAGGATTCAAACATGGAGAACTGACTAAACGATATTGTTTTCTGATATCGGTGATCTACTTCTAATGGTTTGAACTTTTTTACTTCCTTGATTATGGAAGGTACTTTCTTTTTAGCCAAAACTTATTTCCATTTTTTTCTTAGGACCAACTGGGCGATAATGCCGTAGTTGGAGATATCGATAAAGCTATCGATTACTGATTCTCCAGCAACATAGTTTTTACCACCACGTTTGAGGAGATTTTTTAGGCGATTAATTTTATCATTACAACGCAACCAAATACCTGTGATTGAGAGATTGATATCGTCTTGGTCTTCAAGTGTTGAACCCAAAGCAATATTACCCAAACCATAATCCATCATTTTACCAGCGAACAGTTCATATTGTTCTGCCTGGATTTTTCTAAACTCTTCTGCTAGTTCAGGATATGTTTTTTCAAAATCTGAGATTGCGGAATATGGGATGGGGTAACCTTCTTGGGGGATGGTATGAGGTGTGATACTGGAGGTTGTTTTCCAAACTGTTTGATCATCAATACTTTTTCCTGGTGCCATAACTATTTATTTTATTTAAATATAAGAAAAATGATTGGAGAAGCCAAATCTATTTACAGGCCTTTATTAGTTTATCCTGTTCTTTTTGTTCCATTCCCATTTTACTGAGGATGGATCTGACTCCATGTTCTTGGATTATGTCAATGTAATAATCTGCTTCTCCTAAACTACATTCGTAGTATTTTGCAACGTATTCAGCTAAGTCTTGCGGCCTTTGTTTTTTACTCGATTTGATGTATTTCAACCAAACCTTTTGTTTTGGGATCATTTCTCTGTAGATGGTGTAAATTTGTTTTTTATTCTGCGGATTCATCTTTTGAACGTAGTTTACAAGTTCAATGTAATCTACTTTCATTGATAAATATCGGTGAACCATATACGGGTTGAAAGAATCCCACGAGTCATCGCTGAAGTTTTCGGGGGGTGTTTTATTGAAGGTGATTTCGGTCAACCAATCAAATAGTGTCATATTCGTCTTGAATCTCTTTAGGGAGTGTTTCTTTCAAGATAGCACCTGTACGGACATCGTAGAAGATAGGAATAGGAATAAGTGCGTCTTGGGTAGTACCTACTGCGAAACGAGATGCTTTACGTAAGATAATCCCTTCAGATACAACGTAGTTACCGTCTGGGGTAGTTACTTTTTCTGTGTTTTTTAGGTCGATATTCAACCTGGGTTGTTCATTTGGAGTCATTTGTTTGTTTTTTATGGTTTATCCAATCTAAATAGAAGCCGATTGCTACTATTATATTCATGCCCATTGAGGCTATTATTTCATGTAAGTCTTCATAAATGTTCATGGTGAGATGTACATGCCCCACCATCCAGAAAGGTATGGAAAGATTCCCACTAATCCAAGTTAGAGTGTACTTCAGGAACTGTTTCATCTGGGGTTGGTTCAGGAATCATTTCATATTCAGCATCTTGTATTTCTCTACAAAAATGATAAACATTTTCTTTTTTTAGGACTGTATCACAGTGCCAGAACTCTTTTAATAAATCAGCATCAACTGGTTTGTTTTCTCGTTCCTTGTAGGTTCTGAAAACATAGAAAGAACGATCACCCATTGATATTCTTTCCATTGGGATCATAGAACTGAAATGATTTTAGCGATACATGCCATGATATTTACTTCTTTATCTACTCTAAAGTTAGCATGGTATTGATATTCTTCAAGAATAATACTTACCATACCCTCACTTCCAGAAGCGTATTCAGATATGTTATCATAAAGTTCTCTAAATAGACCTTCAAAGTCATTGGAGTTGGAATCAGCAATTATCTGTCTAATGTTTTTCCAGTTTTTAGACGTTTTTAATTCGTGGATTACTTGCGAAACATAATCTGTTGACACAAGTATCGATTTATTTAGAGTAAGCGTATTATCCACGGTAGATAACTGAGTATTACCGAGTATTTTACGGATGTCAGGGTAGAACTGTTTTACAATACCACCCAGTGTTTCTTTATCCCATTTGATATTTTCTTTATCTAAAATACCTGCTACGTGACGAGCTACATCCTTTATAGATGGAGGTACAATCTTTAGTACCTGGCAACGTGATTGCAAGGGATCAATAATACGTTCAACATAGTTACAGGTTAGAATAAAACGAGTACTACGTGAGAATGTTTCGATTACATTTCTTAGTGATGCTTGGGCTTGGATTGTGAGATAATCTGCTTCATCCAAGATAACAATCTTGATACTACGGAACGAAGCGGCTGAAGCAAAACCGGACACTTTATCCCTAATGGTTTCAATTCCTCTCTCATCTGATGCATTGATGTAGAGATAATCACAATCCAGATTATTGACAATAAGCTTAGCCAAAGTAGTCTTACCAGTTCCTGGGCTTCCATAGAATATGAGATTTTGGATGTCGTTTTGTTCTAAATATTTGGCTATGGTATTTTTGATTTGGTCGTTACCTACGTACTCATCTAAGACTTTGGAACGATATTTTTCAACAAATAGAGTATGTTCTTTACTCGAAGTCACCATACAGGTCGTATTTTTTAGGTTCTGGTTTTGGTATTTCTATTTCCTCTGTAGTGATAATATATAATTTTCCTTTTAGAGGCTCAAGCCTAAATGCCTGAGGCTTTACAGTTGCTTGTTGATACCAAGCGTTTAATGTCTCAGTTAATGAATCATAAACTTTCTCATCGTTGAGGAGTTTCCACCTGTCACCAGGTGGAACTCGCTCAGCGATTTGAATGTTTTTTTCTACTTGTTTGGTATCCATTAGAACATGCCTCCCATTCCAGCCATCGGATCAGATTCTTTCTTATCTGATGGGCTATCAACTACTACACACTCTGTAAGCAATACTGTACCTGCTACTGAAGCTGCGTTTTCAAGTGCAGTTCGAGTTACTTTAGCTGGATCAATGATACCTGCTTCTTTCATGTTGACAATGGATTCCTGTTTGATATTAAAACCAAACCATGGTTTAGTTCCAATTTCACCTTGTTTACCAATTTCATTGATAATTGGGTACATATCATTTTGAGTATAGCCAGCGTTTGAAAGAATTTGTTCAAATGGCTTACCACAAGCTCGGTAAACAATTTGCTTACCAATTCTAACAGCATCGCTGTCTTCTTTAGGGTAAGTAATAGCTTCACGAGCATAAATCAAAGCTGAACCACCACCGGGTACAATACCTTCTTCAATAGCGGCTTTAGTCGCGTACAGTGCATCTTCTACACGATCTTTCTTTTCTTTGATTTCTGTTTCAGTGTTTCCACCTACATAAACGATTGCTACTCCTCCCACGAACTTCGCGAGCCTTTCTTGGAGTTTTTCTTGTTCGAAAGGGGTCTTTGCTTTTTCGATTTGTTGTTGAAGCTCTTCAATACGTGCTTGTATTGATTCAGGTTTTCCTCTTCCATCAACGATTGTTGTTTGTTCTTTAGTTATTGTTACACTTCTGGCGCTACCAAACCAATCCCAACTGAACTTGTCAAGGCGCATACCCTTATCGGTACTAAATACCTGACCACCAGTCAAAGTAGCGATGTCCTCAAGAATAAGCTTACG